TTCTAATTCTTCTTTTTTATTATTATCCCATACATCTGCATTAGCTTCTCCATACTTTTTGATAAATTCTTCTCTAGTAAGTTCAGCTGCAGCTTCGGTCATTTCTAATACCCAGTTACCTATTTTACTCATTATCATTTCCTTTCATTATTGTTGTATGAGCATCACTTATAATTACTGATAATACTCTTGATTTTGGTATTTGATAATATCTTGCTAAATCTTCTATTTTATTATTATATTCAGTTTTTATAACAACAGTTCTATAATTATCTCTACTTTTTACTTTATCTTTAATTAATAAGCTTTCTGTTTTAAATTTTTCTTGTAAGTTCATTATTTTCTCGCTTGTATGTATACCATAGTAATACCTACTATTAGTAATATGGTTATGTCTAAGATACTCATTATCTTTGATTTGCTGTATATTCATTAATCATGTCAATAATTTGTTCATCTTCTTCTATAGAAGTTACATAATTATGTTTATCCATGAGTTCTTGATTAACAGCACCAGCAATAGCGTTTACATCTTCTTCTCCATAATGTTTTCTTATGAGTTCTGAAGCTGTATGTTCAAAGTCAAAGTCAGCTTTCGGCTCTGTCTTAGGAGTAGCTGGTGTTTCTTTTAATGTATTTACATTGCCAAATATTTCACCAGTAGCTGGATCCCATATATTGCCATTATCATCTACATTAAATACTCTTTTCTTTAATCTCGATAGACCTTTTAGTTTTCTTTCAAGAACATTCATATCATAGATATCGCTCATAGTTTTAGCAAAATCTTCTGATATAAATAATCGGTAATACCATACACCTTTACGCTTAGCAGCTTTGTATAGTTTACTGTTTAGTAATGAGCTACCTACCCATATACCTGATTTAAATGCTTTAGTTATCATATATTATTCTCCGTTGTTTTCGGTTAAGTCTGTCCAATGCACCTGGCATTACCACCGAATTGTGGCTTTTGTATGTTATTCTTAACCAATAGAAACGCGAGCCGTAGGCTCGCGAATTTTTTTTCGCTTTTTAGATATAATCCCAACTATATTTGAGCTGGGATTAATTCAGGAGATATTGTACCATCTTCATTGTCTAAAACTTTAGCAATTTTATTTATGTTTTTATTATAGAAAGCTGCAAGTTTCTTTTTTTCTTTACCTTCAAGAACTTTAACTTTCTTTTTTGTTTCTTCGCTAACTGGTTTAGCTCCTTTACTTGTGAAAGGAACATATTCGTCACCTGTTACTTCCTTGAAGTATTTAGTATATGCAATCATTCTAGCGTATGCATGATTGAAGTTATGTTCTCTAGCGTTATATTGTTGCTCTAATTGGGATAATTTAACAGAACTGATTTCTTGTGATCTAGCATACATATCAAGGCTAGCAATTCTTGAACTAGCTCCTTGTTTGTCTTTTTCCCATTTTAAACCATTTTCTGCATAATTAAGCATTTTGTCAGCGTATGAAACTTGATTATATAAACTAGGAATAATGCCGTTCATTTGATAAGTAAATGATTGTAAACTATTATTGACATTGTTGCCTTCCGCGTCAATATCTAATAATTCAGTATTTACATGATTATCATACATAAGCTCTAATGCTTTGTAGTAAGTGTCAATTAAGTCATTTATTAATTTATCATTTAATTTATTCATTTTAGTACCTTTCATAATATTAAGTTTGTATGGCTCGTCCATACAGGCTTATGCCTGTTCTCTGCTATACTAGGAAAACTTAGTCAAGATCGAATCGTTTGTGGAGTGAGATAGCGAAGCTATCGTGGATCCGCGAACTATTCGCATCTTTACTTGGTTTTACTTGTATGGCATTTGACCGTTTCAGCGATCCATCTTATTTTAATAATTATATATATTAACATTATCATATTTATTATTATCATTATTTATCCTTTCTATTATTGTTATTATATTCTTATTCTTAATTCTTTATTTTTATTCTTTTATTCTCTTTAGCCCAGATCGAAGCCCTTTAGGGTGCAGACCTTGGCTGCACTTTAGCGAGAGCTGGATTAGCTCCATATTGTCACACTGTGTTGATTATACTTGACATGATTTTATCAATGATTACAATTATCCAACGATAACGAAGATGACGGATAATACGGAATTAACAGATAAACAGAAGGCTCTTGTCGATACCATCGTATCAACAGGTTGTAGTATAGTTGAAGCAGCAGAAAAGGCTGGATATTCAACAAAAGTCAGTAGAGAATCAGCTAGGGTAAGTGCTTCTCGTACATTACGACTTCCAAAAGTACAGAGATACATGATGGAATGTGTGTCAAGAACGATAGGTCTAGGTGCTGTCACCGCAAGTAATAAGTTAGTACAACTTAGTAACAATGCTAAATCAGAGTACGTACAACTAGAAGCGAGTAAGGATATACTAGATAGAGTTGGATTACGTACACCAGACAAAGTTAATCACCAAGTAGTCGGAGATATAAAGGTTAGTATCGATCTTAGCTAGAACGAGAGGGTGGGGGTTAAAAACTAACAAGTGGTTAGTGGTAAAGATGTCATACACACAACAGAGTTAAAAAAAGTAAACATATGTGCGTAGACAAAAATATTTCTAAGATTTAAGGTAAAATGTCTTTAGACGATAAACCAAGAGAGGGTTTCTCTCACGCCTTGCAAGGCAAAAAAAATTATGAAGAAAAAAAGTACAGTAAATAAGGCTGGTAACTATACTAAGCCTACTCTTAGAAAAAGACTGTTTCAGTCCATTAAGTCATCTGCTGTACAAGGTACTGCTGCTGGACAATGGTCTGCTAGAAAAGCACAGCTATTAGCCAAAAGATATAAAGCTGCTGGTGGTGGATATAGATAATGGCTTTAGCAAGGTCACAACAATCGCTAAAAGCATGGGGTAAACAGAAATGGCGTACCAAATCTGGGAAGAAATCTTCTGAAACAGGGGAAAGATATTTGCCAAGTGCTGCTATTAAAGCTTTATCTCCTAGTGAATACGCTAGAACTACTGCTGCTAAAAGAAAAACAAAGAAAAAAGGCAAACAAGTGTCTAAGCAGCCTAAAAGTATAGCAGCTAAAGTAAAAAAGTTTAGGAGTTTTTAATGGCAACTCCAGCATGGCAAAGAAAAGAAGGTAAAAACCCTAGTGGTGGTTTAAATGCCAAAGGTAGAGCTAGTTATAACAGAGCTACTGGTGGCAATCTTAAAGCCCCTTCCAAGAAAAAGGGCAATAAGAGAAGAAAATCATTCTGTGCTAGAATGAAAGGTATGAAAAAGAAACTGACTTCTGCAAAAACAGCAAGAGATCCTGATTCTAGAATAAATAAATCACTTAGAGCGTGGAACTGTTAGTAAGTGAATTGAAATAATATTTTATTTCTAATATAGTTGTAGTTTACCTAAAAAAATTTTATAACAACGAGGAATGAAAACTATGACTATTGATGATTTAACGACTACTGTAAGAATACTTCAAGAAGAAGTAAAAGATATTAAAGAAATAAATAATGTATTAATAAATAAGCTAGATAAAGCTTATGAAGATAGAATAGTATTGCGTAGTCAAGTTTTAAAGTCTAAAGTCAGTAAAGAAAGTGAGGTCGAAAATGCCTAAAGTTGGTAAAATGAAATTTCCATATACTGCTGCTGGAAAGAAAAAAGCAAAAGAAACAGCAAAGAAAAAAGGAATGAAAGTTGTCAAGCAAAGCAAAAAGAAAGGGTACTAGAGTAGAGAACGAAATAGTAAAACTCTTTCAAGCTGAAGGGTTTAATGCCAGACGACAACCTTTATCTGGTGCTATTGCTGCGTTCCCTCATGATGTTCAAGTATCTGACCTATTTCAGGGAACTAACATTGAAGTCAAAGCTAGAAAAAATGGCGAGGGCTTCGCCCAATTAGATAAATGGAAAGGATCTGCTGATCTTTTAGTATTAAAGAAAGACTTTTCTAACCCAATGGTATATCTTGATTGGGATTTATTTAAGGAGTTTTTGTATGAGTATAGACAAAACAGACGACGTAACGAATCTGGAGAACAGGCAGCTGTTCAACATTTCTCTAGCAGAAAGACGGAAGCTAAGGCAGATCGTAAGAAAGGTACATCTAAAATTCCTTCCCGAAGCTTCAGTAACGGACAGGGAATGCGACAAATTGATAGAAAGCCTTGGCCCAAAAGTCAGAGAAAAATTGCTAAGAGAAGCGATAGACAAGAATCTGGTATAAATGGCACAGCTAAGTTACAAACCAGATGGCAATACCTTAAAGAACTTTCTAAAGGGCAATGAATTTTTTAGAGGTTTACGAGGGCCAGTAGGAAGTGGCAAGTCTGTTGCTTGCGCTATTGAAGTACTTAGACGAGCTCTCCAACAAGAGAAAAATGCCCAAGGAAAAAGAAAAAGTAGATGGGCAGTTATTCGGAATACTAATCCGCAACTTAAAACAACTACTATCAAGACATGGTTAGATTGGTTTCCTGAGAATGAATGGGGTGTATTTTCATGGTCAGTACCTTATACGCATAGAATAAATGTAGGTGAACTAGAATTAGAGGTCATATTCTTAGCTTTAGATAGGCCTGAGGACGTTAAAAAGCTTTTATCATTAGAACTAACAGGTGTATGGGTAAACGAAGCCAGAGAGCTTCCTAAGAGCATTATTGACGCTTGTACTATGAGGGTAGGTAGATATCCTAGTATGCGTGATGGTGGTGCTTCTTGGTATGGAGTTATTGCAGATACAAACGCACCAGAAGAAGATCATTGGTGGCCTATTATGGCTGGTGATGTACCAGTACCAGATCATCTTTCAAGAGATGAAGCTTTAATGTTAGTGAAGCCTGAGAACTGGAATTTTTATACGCAGCCATCTGCTTTATTAGAAGATAAAAATAAAGATGGTACACTCAAAGGATATAAAAGAAATAGTAAATGTGAAAATCAAAACAATCTTACACAAGATTATTATAACAATATTATCAAAGGTAAGATGAAAGGGTGGATTGATGTTTATGTAATGAATAAACTAGGATCTTTAGAAGAAGGTAAACCAGTATATCCTAACTGGAATATGGAAATACATTTATCAAAAGAAGATCTAGAGCCAGCTCAAACAACAGTTTTTGTTGGTATTGACTTTGGACTAACACCAGCTGCAGTGTTCGGTCAAAAGCTACCTAATGGTAGATGGATAATACTTCAGGAGTTAGTTTGTTTTGATATGGGTATTGCAAGATTTAGTGAATTATTAAAATATGAATTTGCAAAGAATTATAGAAACTTAGATATAGAAGTATTTGGTGATCCAGCTGGAGATTTTAGAGCTCAAACAGATGAAACTACACCATTTCAAATACTGCGACAAAATGGCATAATGGGTAAACCTACTCATAGTAATGATGTAGCTCTTAGAATAGAAGCTGTTGAAACTTCATTAGCTAGATTAGTAGAAGGATCTGCTGGTTTCTTAGTAGATCATAGATGTATTAATCTTAAAAAAGGATTTAATGGTGGTTATTTCTACAGAAGAATGCAGACTTCAGGTGATAGGTATGATGAAAAGCCAATGAAGAATAGATATTCTCATGTTCATGACGCATTACAATATTTATTATTAGGAGCTGGTGAAGGTAAACAATTAATATCTGGTAAAGCTAAAAATCCAACAGTAGTTAAGACTAGAGGTTGGAATATATTTGGTAATAAAAAAAGAAGAAGTGTATGGCAAAACAGAATGAATGGTTAGTATATTTCTACGAAAATAGAGATTATCATAGGCATACTAAATTTTTTAAAAAAGGTTTTAAACATTGTGGAGTAATGGGATATGATCCTGAAAAAAAAATATGGTTAATAGCAGAATATTTATTTGGTAAATTAAATATAGAAATACTTGATGAACAAGAAGTAGATAAAATATTTAGATTAATACAAATGAAGAATGGACACATATTGAAAGTGCCAGTACAGAATAAAGTATCTAAATTCCCAGTTATTATGGGATCATGGATTAAAGAACATAGCTGCGTTAGTTATGTGCAAAGAATGATAGGTTGGTCTAGGTTTTGGATATTTACACCTAATCAGCTATATTGTGCGTTGAAAAAGAATGGAATGTGTGAAATAGAACTATAATTATGGGTGCATTTAGAAAGCCAAAGTATCAAGAAACTGCTGCAGACAAAGCAGTTAGAGAAGATATTGAAAGAAGAAGAAAAGAAGAATTAAAAGAACAAGAAGAATTAGAAAAAAAAGAAGCTAAATTAAAAAAAAGAAAAGAAAAAGGTATGGTTGGAATGAGATCATTATTCTCAAGAGCTGGTGGTAGAGGATTTTATCAAGAAGGTAAGGAAAAATAATGGGCGGTAATACAAGTACAAGTTCATCTTCTGGTGGAGGAGGAGGTGGAAGTAATAACAATAATAATAATCAAGCTAATCAAATTTCTAAACAAGTAAAAAAAGATATTGGTTTAACAGCAGTAGGAGGTATTGGTGGCCCACAAATGGGATATGTTGCATCAAATGCACCTAACCCTCAAATGTATGGAAAAGCTGCATCTGAATCAGCTAAAAAAAGAATGGCAGAAGCTGGTATGGGAACATACAATCCTGAAACAGGAAGTTTTCAAAATGTTGTAAATAATCAAATTATATCAGGAACTGGATCTGTAATGGGTGCTTCTATGGGTAGTGGTGAATCAACTATTATGGGTCAAATACCTATTTCTAAACAAATGTTTGAATCACAAAAAAGATTACAAATGATTGCAACAGGAGCTATGGCAACTTTGGGTGTTCCATTAATGGGTGCAGCATTTATGGATTATAATAAAAAAAGATATTCAGATTATGTAACTAGTTTTAATACTGCATTACAAAGTTCTACATCTTATGCAGCAGCTAGTCCAAGTACAAGAGATACTTCTGATGCAACAATACAAGATACTAAAGCACAGGCAGAAAGTGGAGAAGCTGCAGCAGTACAACAAGCATTAAATAGAAAAGCTGCAATAGCTAGAAAAGAAGCAGCTGTAAAAGGATCAAGAACATTTTTTGGTGGGAAAAAAAGAACAATAGAAGGTAGAATGGTTGGAGGATTATAATGGCATTTATACCAGTAGCAGAAAAAAATATTTCATCAGGATATACTGATAATAAATTTAAAAATTTTTTTAAAAAGTATCAAGATGCAGAAACAATCTTTGATCATTGGAAAGATAAATATGAAGAAGCATATGAATATACAATGCCTTCAAGAGAATCTTTTTATGAAGAAACAATAGGCGAAAGACGTACTGATAAAATATTTGATGAAACTGCAGTAGTAGGTATTCAAGAATTTGCTAGTAGATTACAAGCTGGTATAGTTCCTACTTATGGCAGATGGGCAAACTTTGAAGCTGGTACTGATATACCAGAAGATCAAAGACCAGCAGTTAATGAAGCATTAGATGAGATAACTAAATATGTTTTTGAAATATTAGCTGGATCAAACTTTAATCAAGAAGTACATGAAGCATTTATGGATTGTGCTATTGGCACTGGTGTAATGCTAGTAGAAGAAGGTGATGCATTAAATCCTATAAAATTTACTGCAATTCCTTTGCCTAAAGTAATGTTAAACAATGGGCCAGATAATAAAGTAGATACAGTATTTAGAAAAAGACAGATAGCATATAATCAATTAATGACTGCTTATCCTAAAGCAGAAATGTCTGAAAAGATGTTAAAAGCTATTGAGAATAATGAAACTAAAAAAGCAAATATTGTAGAAGGTGTTTACAAAATTTACGATGAAGCAAACACAGAAAAATATAAATATTGTGTTGCTTGTATGAATGAAGAAGAAATTATTTTTGAAAAAGAATTAGATGGAGTTGGTAGCAATCCTTATATTGTATTTAGATGGAATAAAGGATCAGGTGAAGTTTATGGAAGAGGGCCTGTATTTAATAGCATGGCTGCAATTAAAACAACTAATCTTACAGTAGAACTAATATTACAAAATGCACAAATGAATATTAGTGGAATATATACTTATGAAGATGATGGTGTTGTTAATCCTGATAATATAAATCTTGTGCCAGGTGCTTTAATTCCTGTAGCTCCAAATAGTAGAGGTCTTACACCTTTAGCTGGTGCTGGTAGATTTGATGTAGCTCAATTAATATTAGCTGATATGCGTCAAAATATTAAGAAAGCATTATACATGGAAACATTAGGTAGACCAGAAGGTACACCAATGTCTGCTACTGAAGTATCTGAAAGAATGGCAGATCTATCAAGACAAATTGGATCATCATTTGGTAGACTACAATCAGAATTTGTAACACCATTACTTCGTAGAGTAATTAGAATATTATCTAAACAAGGTAGAATAGCAATTCCAAAAATTGATAATAGAGAAGTAACTGTCATAGCTCAATCACCATTAGCTCAAGCTCAACATCAACAAGATGTTGCAGTAGTTAATAATTTTAATGCAATACTAGCTCAAACATTTGGCCCACAAATTCTTAATATGATTGTTAAACAAGATGAAGTAGCTAGATATTTAGCAGAAAAATTAGGATTACCAGAAAAATTAATACGAGATCCACAAGAGCAGCAACAAATAATTCAATCGTTGCAAAACATGGCACAACAGTCTAATATGGCACAAAATGAGTTGGGAATCCCTAGTCAATCGCCAGAAGGACAATAAAAAAGATACTAGCGAAATAGATCAAATATTTGCTGCAGTTTTTTCTGATCCTGACGGAAAAAAAATATTGGAATACTTTGATAGTATTGTTATGAATACTACAGTAAATCCTACTGCTGATAGTAGAGTATTATGGCATTTAGAAGGACAACGATTTATGCTGCAACAAATTAAAAATAGAATTAAGCGAGGTAAAGAATGGAAGAAGAAGTAGTTACTCAAACAGAACAAACAGAAGAAAGCTCTAAACCAGATTTTGTTCAAGATAAATTTTGGAACAAAGATACTAATGAAATTAATATAGAAGAACTATCCAGTAGTTATAATTCATTAGAAAAAAAATTAGGATCAAGAACAGAAGATTTATCTAAGCAAATTAGAGAAGATATAGCTAATGAATTAAAAGCTAAAGTTCCTGAAAACTATGAAATCAGTATGCCTGAAATACCAGAAAATGTACAAATGGATATTGATCCTGAAATGCCTTTATTACAATGGTGGCAAAAAACTGCAAAAGAAGCTGGATTATCTCAAGATCAATTTAATACAGGTATAGAAGCTTTTGTTAATAATGAGATAGGAAGTTTACCTGATCTTGAAAATGAGAAACAATTATTAGGTGAAAATGCAAATGCAAGAATAGAAGCTGCTGATTTATGGAGTAAGAAAAATTTATCTACTGATTCCTATGATGCTATATCTGAATTTGCTAGTACAGCTAAAGGTGTAAAAGCATTAGAAGAAATAATGAAACTTAATAAAGATGCACCAATACCACAAACTGAAACAGCTATTGATGCTGCTCCTAGTTTAGATGATCTTAGATCTATGATGAAAGATCCTCGATATTGGAAAGATGGAGATAGAGATCAAGCTTATATTAATAAAGTAAGTAACTTATATGAAAAGTACTACGGAAATCAAAAGGCGAGTTAAAGCTACTTGGCGTGATGCACAATCGTTTGCTGAATGGCTAGATCCTATTGAGGGTAAAAAATTAAAACCAGCTATAAATTATAGTGAAGGATATGTCTTAAAAGATGATGATGATGTATTAATTTTATACATGACATATAATGATACAGATATTGGTGATACTTGTGTTATTCCTAAAGAAAATGTTGTTGATATTTGTGAGTTGAAAAATCTTAAAAAAAATGTCAGTAAAGAATAAATAGACCTCTAAGGCCTTAGATATGCCTGTAAAGATAACATATCAAACTCCTGTGAGACAATCTAGGTAAACTTAACAAGCATACGGAGGTTAAAATGTCTGCTTCTATTACTAATGCTTTTATCACTCAGTTCGAAGCTGAAGTGCATATGGCATATCAAAGAATGGGTAGTAAGCTAAAAAGCCTAGTGCGTACTGTAAACGGAGTAAGTGGTGAATCTGTAAAATTCCAAAAAGTTGGAACAGGTGAAGCTACAAGCAAAGCAAGACACGCAGAAGTAGTTGCTATGAACATTTCTCACACAAATGTAACTGCAACTCTAGCTGATTTCTATGCGTCTGATTACGTAGACAAACTAGACGAGCTTAAAACCAATATTGACGAAAGATCAGTTGTTGCAAATAATGCAGCATATGCTCTTGGTCGTAAAACTGATTCTATCATTACAGATGCTATGAGTTCTGCTACTACACTAGCTAACAATGCTGGTGCTCAAGGTGGTACTGTGGCAACTGACATGAACGTAGATAAGTTCCAAGAAATGCAAGCGCTTTTCGGAACTAATGATGTTCCTGATGATGGCTCAAGATACTGGGCAATCGGCCCTAATCAATGGTCTAACTTACTTGATGATGATCAATGGTCAAGAATGGAATACATTGGATCTAACGAATTACCTTTCTCTGGTATGAATTACACAGCGAAAAAATTCTTAGGTTTCTTAGTATTTGTACATTCTGGTCTAGATTCATCTGGCTCTACTGATAGACACACTATTGCATGGCACAAGTCATCAATGGGTCTAGGTGTAGGATCTGAAGTTAGAACTGAAGTAAACTACATACCTGAAAAGGTATCTCACTTAATGACTTCTTACTTATCTATGGGATCAATTCTAATTGATACTAATGGTATTAGAGTACAGAAGTGTGCGGAATAGGAGATAAATAATGGCATACGAAACTTCAAATCCGATTAAGAAAATATCAGGAGCTGGTGCTGGAAACTCACTATGGTTTTATACTGATGGTGATGCTAAGGCAGCTGTTGTAGCTTCTGGCTATTTCAATTCTGCTTACAAAGAATTAAGCAAAGGTGATGTTATCCTTTGTTCAATCGGTGTAGGTGGAACTCACGAAATGGACGTAATAACAGTTACTTCTGAAACAGGTGCAACTACTGTAACAACAGTAGCTCTTGCATAAGGAGATTAACAACTATGAGGGGGTTTATCCCCCTCTAGTCAAATAGGAGAAATTATGGCAATAACTGGAAGTGTAGTAAAAGGAGCAACTAAAATAATAGGTAAAGCTATTAAAGTTGCTAAAAAGAAAAAGAAAAAAATTGGATCTCAATTAAAAAAAGAAAGTAAATTTATTAGTGAAAAAATTACTGGGCCAGCAAAACAAAGATTAAAAAATTTAGAACAATCTAAATCTCAACCACAAAATATAAAAGGTATGCCTTTACCTAAAGGTGTAAAAAATCCAATAAGAGCTCAAGAAAAAACTTTATATGTTGGAGGAAAACCAACAACAGCAGAAAAATTAGATGCAATTAGTAAAACTAAAGCATTTACTAAAGGAGAAAAAGCATTTTCAGGAGCAAAGAAAAAAGCAAAAGATACATTAAATAAAGCTCAAAGTGCAACAGGAAAATTTGCTGATGATACTATGACAGCAATTAAATCTGATCCAAATAAAGCAGCAGTTATTGGTGCAGCTGCATTATTAACACCTTCAGTTTTAAAATCTACTTTAAAAAGTCAACAAATGTATAGTTATGAAAAAAATGCAGATGGTGGTTTTAATTTAAAATTTAAAGATGGAAATACAGTTACTACAGATAGTTTTATGTTTAGTCCAAAAGCAGTAGATGATATAAGAACTAGATTAGCTATACTTGATAGTATTGTTTTATCTGATGATCCACAAAAAAGAAAAGAAGAATTTAAAGAACAAAGTATGTATTTAGCAAATAAATATGGTATTTATAATATTGCTGGAAAAAACTTATCTTTAAATATACCAAGATATTAATGTATGGCAGTAACCAAAGTAGATATAGCTTCAAGAGCATTAGTAATGATAGGAGCAAATCCTATTGCTTCATTTACTGATGGAACAACAGAAGCTAACGTAACTAACACAATATACGAAGAAATTATTGAATCTAGTTTAACTAGACATAATTGGAGATTTGCAACAGGACAACAACAATTATCTTTATTAGCAGATTCTCCTACTGGTAGATTTGAATATGCATATCAAATACCAGCTAATCCTGAATGTTTAAAAATATTAGCAGTTACAGTTAATGATGCATTAATACAGTATAATAGATACGAAGATAAAATTTATTTAGATGGTTTTGGATCTCAAAGCACAGTAATTATGGATTATATTTTTAGACAAAGTGAAGATCAATTTCCTCCTCATTTTAGATTAGCAATAGAATATAAACTAGCTAGTATTTTTGGTGGATCAGTAGCAAGAGACGCAGCTTTAGTAAGAGAGTTTGATCAACTAAGTGAAAGACAAATGCTAATAGCTAAAAACACTGACTCACAAGAAACTACTACTAAAACACTTTCTACTGATAGATTTATAACAGAAAGAAGAAGCAGTCGTAGTGGACTTGTGGTCGGATAATGCCTAGAAAAGTAAGACAAGTATATACAAATTTTTCTGCTGGAGAAATTAATAATCTCCTTAATGCAAGAACTGATGCTAAAGCATATTTTGAAGGTGGTAAACAAGTACGCAACTGGTATTTATTAGATGAAGGTGGAGTAATGCGTAGACCAGCTACTGAGTATATGGCTACAATGCCAGCAGAATGTAGAATTATTCCATTTATATTTTCTAATGATGAGGTTGCAATATTTGTTTTATCAAATAATAGACTTGATGTTTATTCTAATAGTGGTGCTGTAATACAATCTAATATAACTTCTAATTGTAATTGGACTACTGCTCAATTATTTGAATTAAATTTTGCACAGTTTGGTGATACTGTTTTTATTACACATAGAAATAATCCTTCAATTCAAATTAAAAGAACTTCTGCAAGTACATTTAGTGTTTCTGAATTTGAATTTGAAGAAGATGAAGATGTGGTAGTTTCTGGTGCATATAAAACTCATGCACCATTTTATAAATATGAAAGCCATGATGTAACATTAACATTAAGTACAGCAGCAACAGGAACAGGTAGAACAATTACAGCGTCTAGTGGTTTTTTTACAGCAGATTATGTAAATCATTATTTAAAAATAGATGGATCTCAAGTTAAAATAACTGGGTATACAAGTCCAACAGTAGTAACAGGAACAATTATTGAAACAGTAGCTTCAGGAACTGGGCCTTTATATGATTGGGAAGAAGAACTTATTTCTGTTCCTAGAGGTTATCCTCAAGCTGTTTGTTTCCATGATAATAGATTATGGTTTGGAGGAGTAAGAGATAAACCTTCAGCAATTATTGCAAGTCAAATTGGAGGTTATTTTAATTTTGATTTAGGAACTGGATTAGCTAATGAAGCAATTAATGTATCTATTGCAAGTGGTGAAGTAAATGAAGTAAGGCATTTATTATCTTCTCGTAACTTACAAATATTTACAGATAGTGGTGAATATTATGTACCTGTATCATCACAGTCTGCTGCAATTACTCCAGCAAGTATAGCATTTTTAAGACAAACACCTTATGGCTGCAATAGAGCTGCGCCAATACCTTTTGATGGTGCTTCTTTGTTTAGTCAAAAAAATGGTAAAGCAATTAGAGAATATGTTTTTTCAGATATTGAACAAGCATATAGATCTACAAGTGTATCTGTATTAGCTTCTCATTTAATTGATACACCAAAACAATTATCAATGATGACTGGTAATGAAATTAAACCAGAACAATTTGCTTTTTTCTTAAATAGTGGATCTAATGATGATGGTAAAATAGCTGTATTTCATTCTATTCGTGATGAAAAAATAGCTGGTTGGACTATGTGGGAAACACAAACTGGAGATAAATATCATAGTATAGCAGCATTAAATGATCAATTATTTGTTATAGTAAAAAGAGTAGTTCCTTCTGGTACAAAATATTTTTTAGAAAGATATGCAAATGATGATAGTATTACTCTTGATTGTTCTACTACTACTACTGTATTTCAAAAAGGTACACCTTTAGTAAATGGAGCTAGTCAAACTGGAAACTCATTATCTGTAGATGGATTTACTTCTGCACCAGCTATACAAGAAACTTTTACTATTGCTGGTAATGCAACTAAATATACTATTACTGCTGTTACACAAACTGCTGCTGGATATGATTTAACACTAGATCAAAACTTAGCAGTTAGTCCTAGTGATAATGCTGTAATAACTATTGTAGAAGGATTTGTTCATACAGTAAATGCAATTTATGAAAACACAGATAAAGTATTTGCAGTATATGGTAATGGATCTTTAGGTGAATTTACAGTAGATAGTAATAATAGAATAACATTAACTTCTGCTCCTTTTCCAACTGGAACTAGAGTAGGATTTAATTTTACTCCTATATTAGAAACAATGCCAATAGATAAAGAAATAGATACAGGCCCATTAACAGGACAACCTAGACGAGTTAATAAAGCTATTGTAGATATATCTGGTGGGTTAGATATAACTATGAAAGCACAAGATTTAAATTCAAAAGAGTTAGTAATACAACAAGCTGGTTTTACTGCTGGTACAGATATTAGTCCAGTTACAGATAAAAAAGAATTTAATTTTTTAGGTTATAGTAAAAATCCTACAATTACTATTAGCCAAAACGATCCTTTACCATTAAAGGTATTAGGAATAGCTATGGAGTTACAGTTCGCATGAGTGGTGTAGAAGCAGCAACATTATTTGCCATTAGTCAAGGAGTACAAACTGTTGGTCAATTACAAGGTATACAAGCTCAAAGAGCTGCATTAGCAAGAGAAAATTATAGAATTGCAGCAGAATCAAGATTAGCTGCATTAAGAGCATTAGAGGCTGAAAATCAAAGACGACAACAAGCTGAAGAAGAATTAGCTAACAATGCAGCATTTCAATCTATTGCTGGATATTCAGATGATAGTATGAGTTTTTTAAATATTAATAAACAAGTATCAAAAAATATGAATAAAGATGTTGCAGATATTAGGCTTATGGGAAAAGTTGTAGATACAAAATATAGCAGCATGATGTTTGAAAATAGAATGAAAGAAAGAGATTTAGTTTTTGGTGGTTATACTTCTGTTATTGCAGAATTAACAAGTGGTTATGCAACATATAAATATATGAAAGGAAATAAACAACCATCAATTAATCAAACATATACATATAATAGTAGAGGGCGGACTAATTATCCGTATGGATTATAATGGCATTAACTAGAGGAAAAAAAGAAACATCAGTTACTCCTAGTTCAATAGCTAGCAGAATGGGAGTAGTTCCTACTTATGGTGGTGATTGGTTAGCAACAGCTGCTGAAAGCATTGGTAAAAATTTAGATGTTCAAACTAAACGTATTGCTACTATGGAAGAAGAAAAATGGAAAGCACAATTTAGTATTGATACTTATAAAGCAATAAATGATTTTGCTATGCAAAATAGAATGAATCCAAATGGATTTACTAAAAGTGTAGATCCTTATGTTTCTGAATTAGTAAATCAAGTACCAAATAAATATAAAGGTTGGGCAAAACAATATGCTGGTATGATGGCTGCAAGAGAAGGACAGCAAATAATTAACAGACATTATAATGCACAACAAGCAGAATTAATAAAATTAAATCAAGATAGTAATCAAGTATGGCTTGATAATAATTTAAGAAACTTAGAACAAACTCCTTATGCAGAATGGGATAATCAAATGTTTAGTAGTGTGTTAGCTGAATTTTCAGAAAAAGCAGTTTCTTATGAAAATATGTATAATTCATTAGATCCACAATTTAGAAGTGGATTAGATTCTCCTGAAATATGGAAAAGAAAACATCAAATAGCTTTTGAAGGTGCAAGATTAAATTCAAAAAATAGAGCATTATTAGAAGCTGCACAAATATTAGATAAAGAATATTTATTGCAAGCAGATTTAAATGGTGATGGATTTTACCAAAAAGAATTTATTGGAAAAAAACAAGAAAAAACAAATGTTGAAATTGCATTAAATCAAATTAAAAAAAATATGAAAGAATATATTAATAATCCTGATGTAGATAATCTTGATGGATTTACTACATTAACTAATACAACAAATGAAGAAAGAATAGGGTTACAAGAAAATGCAATTAGTTATGTAGATAATATGCATAATCAAATGACAACAGAACAAAACAATATAAAAAATGCAATTGCTGCTACATATAATAGAAATATAAATGCTATGGAAGCAAGTGCTAATAAACCATATACAACATATACTAATGAAGAATTAACAAGAAGTTTAAATGCTATTGATGCAACAACAGAAGATAGAGAAAGAATTATAACAGCAAATACTAAAAGTAATATTATAGGTGCTTTAAGTAAAATACTTTACACTTCTGATACTGACACAACTCAAATTATGTATAAAAATAAAGATTATAATTTAGGTAAATATAATAAAAGTTGGATAGGAACAATAGGTAGAATAAGAGAATTAATGTTAGCTGAAGGAATACCTGAAAGTGAGATTAATGAAGCTGATATTAAAAATCAAATTATAGAACAACATATTTATGATATGACAGGTAAAACGTCAGATGGATTATCATTAGAATATGATTTTGCTATGATGAATAATGAAGAAGCTATGGAAGGTGATTTTTATAAATTAAAACAATATGCAATAAATATGGGAGTAGTACCTCCAGTATTAACAAGATATATAACAGAAAATTTAAACAATCCTTTAAATTTAGAAAAAGAAGGTAATAGAGATACTCTTGTAGAAATAGCTGGTATGGTAAAATCGTTAAAAGAAGATGTACCTTCGGTTAAAGGTATGTCAATAGAAGGTTTATCTTCTGAAGATGAAATGTTGCTTACTGAATTTTATAAAGATTATAAAAGTTATAGAGAAAATACTTTAGGTGGATCTGGAGAAGGTGGAGGTATTGTTGAAAGTGATTTTATTAAAAATTGGTTTGAATTACATAATGAATACACACAAGATGAATCAGATAAATTATTAACTGTTTTTAATCAAAAATTAGAATTATTAGATGAAGATGTATTAGCTAACCAATTACAATCAAAAATGGAAATGGCAGCTATATCAGTGTTTGGTATAAATATGGGAACAAATGTTGGTACTGGAATACTTAAAGAGCCAGCAGTAAAGCCATTAATAGATATACCTATATTAAGAGAATTTGTAGTAACAGATCAAGAAAAAGAACAATTACAAATGGATTCTATGGTAGAAGAATTATTAGATAGATTGCCTAATTATATGATCTCATATTATAAAACACGAGGTAAACCAATAACAGAAAAAGAATTAAAAATAAGAACTAAAAGAGAAATTGAAAATGACATTAATGAAATTATTAATTTTGCTCTTAGTGATATTAATGCTGAAGGGTATGGGTTTGAATAATATGGCAAAAGAATTAGTACAATTTCCTATTATGCAAACATACAGTAAATATCTTACTGAAGATGAAATAAAAACTGATGCAGTAAAAACTATACAAAATAGATTGTTTGGTATGAGTGAAGAAATAAGAAGAGAAATGAATATTACTGAAGATTTTATGGATCAAAATAATTTATTTGAAATGATTGATGATAAAAGAATAAGATTTACTTATGATAAAAGTTCAGGAATTGATAAACCAGCATATAGAATAAGAATTGATTATGATGGTGATGGAACATTTTATGATTTATCTAATCCTGATGAAGATACATTATATGCTCCATATGATTTTTCAGGAAGCAAACCTGATTATTTACAATTTAGTCCTGATAATTTAAGAAATGATGCATATCGTTCTGAATGGTCAGAAGGTTTTAAAGATAGAAAAAAAACATATGATCAAATAATAGGAACAGGAAACGGTTGGATAACACAAAGCAGAAGGCAACTTGCAGAATTTACAAGATTTACTATGTTTAAATTAAAAAATGATATTCATAATTTAGGTAAAGAAGGAGCAGAAAAAGTAGCAAGTTTAATTCCAGGCCTAGATTATAATTATGATAATTGGGAAGAACAATCTCAAAAAGTTTTAAAAAAAATTAATGAAGGTAATAAATTAGGAATTACATATACTGATGGTGCATATAATTTTATTATTGATAATGAAGAAGGTGGTATATTTAAATTTGAAGCATATGAAAATATAAAAGGTGATATTACTATTGGATATGGATTATCTTTAAATGATAAAGGTGTTATTAATGAACTGGTTAGTAGAGGATATAATATAGAAAAATTAAAAAATAAAACTGAAAAAATTACAAAAGAAGATGGTGATGCTATTACTAGAATAAAAGTAGATGAAGCAAAAAAAATATCTAAACAAAAAATGAAAAATTTAGATGTAGATATAAGTGGAGTTAAAAATAGTCATTTACAAATTGTATTAGCAGATATGCAATATCAAGGATTATTAGGCCCAGCATTTACAGAAGCATTAGCTAATTATATTAAAACAGGTGATAAGTCTTATTTAGGAACATATACTGCATACACAAATGATGGAAGTGCATTAAGAAAAGAAGATTCTAATTACGCAACAAGAAAAGTAACTGTGTTACAAGAATTGTATAATGATGGTTTAGCAGCAAGAGATGATAAAAAATCTGGTATTTTTGTTCGTAATGATAAAAGAGCAAAAATATTATTAGCTTGGGCAAATGGTCAATACACTAATAATGTAGAGGAAAAATAATGCCTGAAATAGGTATTGGTTTTGGTCGTTCCTTTAGAACATACAAAGATATAAAACCAGTTGATAGAACTTCTGCTTTTGAAGATATTTATCAAGCTGGTGTAAATTTTGGTACAGGAGTAGTTGATGAAAATACTTTTACTCTTGGAGCATTATATGCTGCAAAAGCTGTTAGAGGTGATACCTCTATGTATGACTATGATCCTGATTATAATATATTTGCAGATCCTCAATTAGATCAATATCAAGATTACATTGGTAATTTTATGCATAGTAATAATGCAGAACATACTAAAGTTTTAATTAAAAAATTTATAGAAAAACAACAAAAAGTTGGTGGATCTCCAGCTTATATTATTGGAAGAGTAATTGGTGGTTTATTAGATCCTTCTAGTTTGTTTGCTTTTACAAAAGCTGGTAGTTTATTAATGAGTGGTAGTAGATTAAAAAGAGCTGCTGGTTTTGGTGGTATAGTAACTGCTGAAGAATTATCAAAAAGAATGTTGACTGATGAAAGACCAATGCATGAAACAGCTTTGATTAGTGCTGGTGGTTTTATTATACCAGCTATGTTTCCTAGTATTCCTAAAAGTGTAGGTAAAAAATTTGATGATAATGCTAATGCATTAGATAAAACTGATGAAATTATTTTTGATAGTAAATATAGTGTAGGAGCAGCTGCAAGAAAAAATAATGATTTATTAAAAGAAGAAGAAATACAAGCATTAAATAAAATAAAAAAAACTGGATTAGGATTTATAGCAGAAGATTTTCCTATGAATCCAGTAGTTAGAGTATTGCAAAAAGGAATAAGTAATGCTCAAATATTTATAGAAAATGTTTTAGACAATCCATTATATCAAGTTAAAAATGCTAAAGATGGAGTTAGTGTTTCTCAAACAATAGAAAGAAATATAGCTGCTAGATTTACAAGTCTTGTTTTAAAAAATACTACAATTATTGAAGGAGCATATACTGAGTATTTAAAAAGAGTAGGTTTAAAACCACAAGGTTTTTTTGAAAGAACATTAGATATGAAAAGAGGAACTAATAAAGGTAATGCAAAAATTCTTTCTCCAAAACAATTTAGAGAACAAATTACTATGCATAGACTAGGTGATAAAAATGTAGAACCTGAAGTAATTAAAGCGTCAAAAGGATCTGATGATTTTTTTGATACTATTGGTAAAGAATATGAATCATTAGAAATTGTTCCAGCATGGGTAAATACACAAATACAATATTTAGAACTATTAGAAGTAACTGTAAAAAAAGCAGATGTTAAAGCAAACATAGCTGCAAGAATAAGAAGATTAGAAAAAGTAAGAGATGATATAAAAGAAAATGGAATATTAAGAAAAGAAACTTATGTACCTATTATTTACAAAAAAGATGAAATAGTTAGAAGGTTTAAAGATTTTGAATTAATAATGCGTAGATCAATAGAAAGATCTAAATTAAATTTATCAGATGATGAAATAGATAAAGTTATTGAAAGTTTTATAGAGTATCAACCATATATAGCTTTTGAAAATTTAAGCAGACAATTTAAAAGATTATCAAGATATTCTACATTAGATTCTAATCAAAAAGAATTATTAGAAACAGAACTATTAACTAAGATGGATAGAATATCATCTAGATTTAGAGCAAGAAATTTAAATATTGATTATGAAGAATTAGCTGCAGCTGGGTTTATTGAAAAAGATATTAATATAATTAATAGAATGTATTACAATCAAACAATACCAGATATTGAATTAACAAAAAGATTTGGTGATCCTATGGGATATGGATCTAACTATCAAGCTGGTAAACATATTGTAGGTATAAGACAAATAGCTGAAGAATATGATGATATGATTGAAGATAGTTTAAAAGTTGTAAATGGTAAAAAAGTTATGACTGCTAAAACTAAAAAATTAATTAAAGAAAAAGATGAAATATTAGAAGATTTAGATGCTTCAATAGCATTATCTAGAGGTACTTATGGATTACCAGAAGATCCTAATAGAGCTATAAGTAGAGGAATAAGAATAGCTAAATTATATAATGCTATGAGTATGTTGACAGGATTAAGTCAAGTTGTAGATACTGCTAGATTAGTTGCTATTAATGGTGTTGGTAAAACATTTAAATTATCTTGGGAAATGTATTCTAGTGGAATGGCAAAAGAAATATACAAAATGTCAAATAGATCAGCTAATCTTGGTGGTGAAGCATTAGATATGGCAACAAGTCAAAGAGCTATGTCAATGTATGGAATAGATGATGCATTTGGAGTTTTTAATAAATTTGAAAGAGGTGTTAGCTCAGTAGGTAATTTATATTTTACATTTTTAAATTTAAGTAATCCATGGAATACAGGTGTTAAAACAATGGCTGTATATTTTAATGGAGCTAGAATGTTAGAATCAATCGAAAAATTAGTTCTTACTGGAAAATTAGATAAAGTTAATAAAATGAGATTAAGAAATCTTGGTATAACAGATGATCTAGCAAAAAAAATATATACGCAATATACAAAACATGGATATGGTAAAAATGCTAAATCATGGAAATCTGTAGGTGATAATTATAAACATATGAGAGTTGGTAATACAGAAGTATGGGATCAAACAGATGATGGTATAGAAGCAGCAAAAGCATTTCATGCTGCATTAGGTAAACAAGCAAAAATAGATATTGTAACACCTGGCAAAGGTGATGTGCCATTATGGGCAAATACTGAACTAGGTGGGATATTATTACAGTTTAAAAAATTTGGTATAGCTTCTACACAAAGAATGTTGTTTAGAGGTTTGCAAGAAAAAGACGCATTATTTATGCAAAGTATTTTAATGTTAATGGCAGCTGGTGCTATGGTAGATGCATATAGACAAAAAGCATTTAATAGAGATTATTCTAAAAAACCTACTGGTCAAAAACTTGTAGATGCATTTGATAGATCTGGTTTAGGTGGATATTTTTCAGATATTAATAATGCGGTTGAAAGACTTAGTAATAATCAAATAGGATTTAGACCATTATTAGGAGCTAAAAAACCATATGGAACATATAATCAAAGAAAAAATCTTGGGCCTTATGGTATGCCAATAGCTGATGTTCTTGGCCCAACAGCTTCTCAATTAGAAAATATAGCAGATATTGCGTTTAGTTGGGGTACAGGTAAGTACAATCATCACACAGCAAGGAATGTGCGTAGACTTTTACCGTTTCAGAATGTATGGTTTTTAGATTCATTATTTGACGAGGTAGAACAAAAAGGACTAAGATGAGTATAACAATATCGGCAACTGATCCAAGAATACAATATACTGCAAGTAGTGGTCAAACTACATTTGCTGTTCCATTTGAATTTTTTGCTGACGCTGATTTACAAGTAAAAAATACTAATTCTGGTGGAGTAGATACTACTCTTACATTATCTAGTAATCCAACTACTGTAGTACAATACTCAGTAAGTGGTGCTGGAGAAACAGGTGGTGGTAATATTACTTTAGGATCTGGTGCTACTGCTGGTGATAAATATACAATTACTAGAAATTTAACAGTATCAAGAAGTACAGATTTTCCTAGTTCTGGTGTATTCCCAATAGAAACACTTAATACAGAATTAGATAAAATTATTGCTATGATACAGCAAAAAGGAATTGATATTAATTTATCTCCTAGAGCTTCTTCTACTACATCAACAGCGTATGGTTTAACATTCCCAGAGCTGGTCGCAAATAAGTTATTAACTGTAAACAGTGCTGGTAATGCATTAGAATTTTCACAAGAAATAGGTAACTATAGAGGTAACTGGGCAGCAAGTACGGCATATGTTCAAAGAGATCTTATCAAAGATACAACGAATGGTAATATATATATAATTAATACCAATCATACCTCAAGTGGATCGCTACCTATCTCAACTAATGCTAATGCTTC